ATGCTTGATGCTGATAGTCGGCTAACGGCTACTACAATCCCTGAGTTTACGAAAGCCTTGCGTCCCGGGGTGGCTGCGGCAGTAGGGAAACTCCAAAGCTCTAATCGGTCGTTATACGCTGTCTGGAGAACCGTCCAGTATACAATTATTTACCGGATGTACCGGCGAGGGATGGAGGTGTTCAATACTATCCACATCCTGTCTGGGACTTGCTCAATTTGGCGCACCGAGGTAGTGAAACAACTCGATTGGCAAGAGAGCCCAGTGGAGGATATGGATATGAGTTATCAAATTCATCGGCGTAAGTTAGGGAAGTTAGCCTATGCAGCCAAGGCGGTGGTCTTGACCCAGGAGCCTACAAGTTTGCGCGACTACACCCATCAATTGACTCGTTGGTTCCGGGGCTACTGGCTGACTACGGCTAAGTATAAGACCCCGTTTGGACGTCAAAGTCTTGACTTTGGGCAAGCTGTCTTTCTGGCCGAAGGGGCCTGGACGTTCGCTCGCCTACTGGCTCTTCCTTTCCTTTTTCTTCACTTCTTACCCGTTTGGTTTGTGTTGGCTTATGTGTACGACGTGTGTTTTTTGGTAGTAATCGTTATACTATCCGCAAGACTAACCCGCGACTTCCGTCCGATTCTTTTCTTACCAGCGCTTCTCTTGCTTTACTTCTACGACGTCGTTCTTAATTTTGTTTCTTTCTTGTCCTACCGCAAACTAACAACCGGGCTGTGGGTGAGCCCAGAAAGGCAACCATAGATGTATAATCTACCAGTCACCGGGGGGTCCGGGGTACTATTTGCTCTGGCCGGGGCCATTAGCGTCGCTGTTGGGTTCGTGACTCGCAAATTCCAGAAACACTCGAATTAGTGATACAATTTGTTAATTAACTAAGGAGATCAATATGGAAGACGAAACACTTACAACTGAAGTGGATGAGTCAGCTGAGGAAGCTACTCCCGAGACCGAAGAGACTACCGAAGAGGTCTAACACTAGAGCCGGATAAAGCGCTTGCGTTTGTCCGGCTTTTCTGTTACGCTTATGCTGAAAGTAGAGGAGGTTGGGTGGCTTGGATTAATATGACCAAAGAGTTCACGTTAGAGGGCAAAGCCAAACTAAAAGTTGGTAACGTGCTGGCGTTCATGGATAGCGATTCAAATCGCCACGACTACCAAATTATGAGTTTAGATGATGGGCAGGTGAAGGCCAAAGAGATTACAACCTACACCCCCGACCAGGTGATGGTGACTGATGAAGACGGGATTACTAAATCTCTTCCCGAGTTTGAGAGCGAAGTATGAGTTTTGATAAGGCAACTTATTGGGCACGTCGGGCGCAAGGGAAACAAGGGCAAGAGTTAGCTCCCCTAACTAAACGGGATATTAGTTTTGGCGATCAAGTTATGTTGGGGGTCAACAAGTTTAAGCGCGGCAATGGGGCTAACCCTAAAAAGGCCGACTCTCCCACGATGATGCGGGACTTAAAAGCTGAAGGCTGGGCTCTTTATGTTCGTCAGCACCAACCTAAATCAACAGTAGCTGGTATTAAGAAGGGGCTGGGCTAGTGAGCGCGTCAACGTATGATGTGGCGGCTAACTTAAGGGCGTTCAAGAAGATGGGGCTTGATCCAGTGGAATGGATTACTACGGGCATCCCTGAGTTTGATGGGCTTACTCGAATCCCTCGTGGCCGCGTGACCCAAATCCAAGGGCCTTACGGGGTGGGCAAGACTACTCTGTGTATTAATATGATTAGAGGTCTCTCGGGCCACAAGATCCTCTATATTGATTCTGAAGCAGCCTTGAACCCTCAGCTGTTAGTAGATCTAAGAATTGAAGCGAAGTACTTTGACTTATGGAATAAGAGTGCTTTTATTGAAGATATTTATGACCTTATATTAGCAGCTGTCAAGAACCCCACCTACGAGATGATTATCTTCGATTCCTTAGCGGCTTGCACCACTAGGACTGAAGCTAGCGGGGAAGCTTCTGATGCCAACATTGGGCAAAAGGCCAAGATCGTGAATAAGTTGATGCGTATTATACCGATGGAACTACGTCGCACTAAAACTGCTTTAGTGATAATTAATCAGGAGAGAGAGGTGATAGGAAGTTATGCTCCAATTAAATATACCCCCGGAGGAATGGGAGTCCCCTATGGAGCTTCCCTCATGGTGGGGTTACGAAGTAATAAGTCGTCAAGGTTCCCTAAGACCGGCCCTCCGTTTAATGGGCAAGAAGTCACTGTCGAAATTATTAAGAGCAAAGTCAATGAACCCGGGCGCAAAGCCACTTTCAAACTTTACTATGGAGAAAAAGGTGCCCCGAAAGACTAAATACACCCCCAAGAAAATTGAACAAATTTTTAGATCACGCACTCCTAACTGGCAGTGGCGATTTGAGACCGAGCTAACTGCGACTTGGGAATTCAGTGTGACCGACTTTGTGACTGGACGTAGTACCACTATTCTAATCCCCCGAGATGTTCAAGAGCCCGAGTTATCCGCAACGATTAAAAAACTCTATGAATACTTTGATTTCTTTAAGTATTGGGATAAAAATGCCAAAGCTTAAAAACTATGGGCCAGGCCATCGCTATAACTTATGGGTGCCGGAACGACTGATCCCCACTTTAGAGAAGATTGAGAATCATTCTAAGTTCTTTCAAATGGCGCTTGAGCAAGCGTATGGTATCATGACGCTGGCTATCTTACGGGAGCGTGCCCCGGATGAGTACACGTTAACTGGCAATATTGAGGAAGTGGCTGGTGAATATAATAGAAAGTTCCCCCTAGACCCCCTAACCAAACAAAGGCACGACAGTGAGAGAATTAAACGACAACACGCGAGCAATAGTGCGGGAGCGAATACCGAATTATGGTAGTCTGACCCCCGAGTCAGCTGCCTTAGCCGCTATTAAAGTTATTGCTCAAGATTTTTATATTTATTGTGAGCGTAACCTCATGATTAAGGACAAGTGGGGCCAAATGGTGCCGCTGGAACTTAATTGGGCTCAGAAAAAGTTAGTTGAGTCAGTGCTGAGCGATATTGCCAAGGGGATTCCGGTGCGCTACATCATCTTAAAAGCTCGTCAAATGGGGTTATCAACTATCATTGAAGCCTTATGTTTTTGGTGGACGACCACCCACAAGAATATTAACTCGGTGATTATCGCTCACAAGAAAAAAGCTGCCAACAACTTGTATAAAATGTTTCGTCGTTATTATGATAACTGCCACCCTCAATTTCGTCCTCGTCGAAAGTATAATACCAAGAATGATCTGACCTTTGATGTCGAAGACAATATTAAAGAAGAGTTTTTTGAGAAAGGGCAACTTAGCCCCGGGCTTGGTTCAGAAATCCAAACTCTGGTGGCTAAAGACGGGGAGGGGCGCTCCGATACCATTTTGTTCTTCCACGGTTCCGAAGTGGCTTTCTGGGAGGCTGGGGCTGATGTGTTATCAGCGGCCTTGCAAGCCGTTCCCCTTTTACCTGGCACCTTTGCTTTCTTAGAATCAACCGCTAACGGTGTGGGGGGATATTTCTACAACGAGTGGCAGTTTGCTAAGAAGGGGGAATCTTCTTTTAAACCGTTCTTTTTTGCATGGCACGAACACCCCGAGTATGAACTTGATACCCCTCAGATTGTGGTCTACGACGAAGAAGAGTTGGAGTTAATTGAGATCTTCAAAAAGAAACAGTACCCACCAGAGAACTGGGATCGAAAAATTCGTTGGCGGAGGGAAAAGAAGAAGGAGTTTCATGCGGAACCGGACAAGTTCTACCAAGAATATCCCAAAGACGATATAGAGGCTTTCCTAGCTTCTGGTCGTCCCGTCTTTGACATTAGACAACTCATGAAAATGGAAGAAGTAGCACTGGCCGCCAAGGCTCCAGCTTATGGGACTTTAGCTAAAATTTCTGCTGTGGAGGGCGGCGTGCCGCGCGTGACTTGCTCTTTCGTTAAACAGATTTTTCAGAATCAAGATCCTACCCCACTTAAAATTTGGGAAATTCCTAATAAAGATTTACGCTACACTGTCGCTATTGACCCGGCTGAAGGGATTGATCGAGACGTTAGTGATGACAAAAAAGAGGGAGACTACTCGGTAATGGACGTTATGGAAGTTAAGAGCGGTAAAACGGTTGCTCGTTGGCGGGGCCACATTGATCCTGACTTGTTAGGGGAAGAGGCGGCTTTACTAGGAGAGTTCTATAACTATGCTCTTATTGGTTGCGAGATCAATAACCACGGGCTAACAGTTGTTCAGTCTTTGCGTAATAAATTTTATCGTAATCTTTATATGCGTGAGACAGCTGAGGATGAGCAATTTCAAGAACGTACTTCTAAGATGGGGTGGCGCACAGACCGTCGTACTAAGCCTATGATGATTAATGAACTAGCGCGTGCAATTCGGGAAGGTGATATACTTGAC